GGAGCGGGTCTCCCATGTCAAAACCGTCCTGTCTTCTGATACGCCACCTGCTCGATGTCACGATCCGGTCCCAGACGGGAAGTCGGGCAATCTCGGACTGGCGAAGGGTTGCACGTTCTGCAACCACAAAGTTGAATGCTGGGCCGATGCGAACGGCGGCGCAGGGCTCCGAGGGTTCCGATACGCCAACGGAGTGAAGTACTTAACCCATGTAGCAAAGACACCAAATGTCGAAGAAGTCGTCCGGTAAAGGCCCCGCAAGGGGGCGAGGACACTGGAAGAACCCGTCACGAATACGGCTAGACCCGGATAACTCCTTCGGTTTTGTCTATGTGATTGTCAATCTTCTGACAGGCCAGAGATATATAGGTAAGAAGCAGTATCACCAGTATCGGAAGGGTGTACGGACCCGGTCATCAGACTGGCGGACATACACATCCTCTTCACGGCACGTAAATGAAGACATTAAAAAGCAGGGTAAGCGTAATTTTCACTTCGAGATACTTGTCGAGTTCAATACAAGAAGCGGACTGGTCTATGGCGAGACGCATCTTCAGCATGTCTGTAATGTCCTCACGGAAAAACTAGGAGATGACGAACGACTGTTCTACAATCGCTTCATCGACAAAATCAGGTTTATCCCCAAGGAGTTCATGACGGCCAAACAGAAAGAGAAAGTCGTGTCCCGTGTCCTCGAAGATTTCCATTGACCTCAAAGATCAGTTAGAGGTATTATCAGATGGACCCTCTGGTGATCAAAACCGACTGCTGTTTATGGCCGTAGTGTTTCAGGCTATGCTCGACGCAACAAAGCCAGAGGTAGAGAATGAGTCAGCAGAAGCAGTCCTTGAACGGAGCAGGTCGAGGGCGTGGTTCTTTGCCGAGACTGGAGTTACAGCCACGGACTTCGTTACTGTCTGCGATCTGGCCGGACTAGACTATCGACAGGTCCGGTCGTTTGCTCATCAAGTTATACATACAGATGAAGTCACCTTTATACGGAAGAAGATCAATGCCATCCTCAACCACAGTTAAATCAGACGGCTGGTCCACCAGCTACTACGAACTGCCATCCGGTGCTGTTGAACTACAGGACCTAATCGAGTATCGTGAGATGAACTTTTCTGTAGGGAACATCTTCAAGGCCTGTTATCGTCTGGGCCGAAAGGACGGGGCGACAACGCTCTACGACCTGAACAAAATTAAGTGGTACGTCGAACGTGAGATCATCAGGCTCGAACGTGAGCAACGGCAGCAGCAGGTCGAGTTTAAGGAAGAGTATCTATGAAGCAGGTCAACGGCCTCTGGCTCCCGGATTCAGACACACACTTTGCCGGTCCTGATTATGAAATCGGGACACGGCGGGTAGCCCTTGGCCTGACCAAGAACCGGCGTGTTGCTCTCGATGTCGGTGCCCATGTCGGCATCTGGACACGACACCTTGCCGAGGAGTTCGACACGGTCTGGGCTATGGAGCCAAACCCTGAGAACTTTGATTGTCTTACCCGTAACACCGACGATCTCGACAACGTGGTACTCCGCAACGAGGGTGCGTCGTGGACAGACGATATGATGACACTGGTCCATAATTGTCAGGGTAACTCTGGCATGTGGTCACTGGCCGCACCGGGGCAGAAGGTTGACGGGACAGCCTACTTCGTCAGGGTCGTCACCATTGACAGCCTTGCCTTACCTGATCTAGACCTCATCAAGATTGACGCCGAGGGACATGAACCTGCCGTGCTGCGTGGGGCGACAGATACCATTGAACGATGCCGTCCTGTACTCTGCCTTGAGGTGAAGGGTAACGGCGTATCGTACGGAGCCGTGGCTGATGCTATCAACATGGCCCTGTCATCTTTTAACTTTGACTATCATCCGCACCGCATAGGTTCGGAGATCATCTACACACCGGCATAACATGGCAAAGAAAGTAGAAACACGAGTCGTCCGCACCAAGACAAAACGTCGGACATTTCCCGCAGGACATCGCCACTCAAAAAAGATTGGCCGTCGCTCGACAATCGCTCGAAAGCGTGGTAAGTACTAACCTTCACTAACTCATCGGAAAACTATGCAAGTTACTCTCATAAACTCAATGGGCAACGATAAAACTATTGTCGATGCTGCGCGTGTGTCGTTTGCCAAGACAGCAGACAACTACACAGAAGCCCAGAACGAGAAGCTGATCCAGTATCTGGCACGGCACAATCACTGGACACCGTTCGGTCACGCACAGGCAACCTTCCACATCGAGGCACCTATCTTTGTTGCCCGACAACTTGTCAAGCATCAGGTCGGACTGGTCTGGAACGAGGTATCACGTCGATACGTGGACGACAGCCCTCGCTTCTTCAGCCCGTCCTCGTGGCGTCCACGATCTCAGGACAAGAAGCAGGGATCGAACAAGCACGACATAATTCCTGACATGCGTCAGGCGTGGAAGATATACGAGAATGCTGTCCACAACATCAGCAAGACGTACAGCATTCTGCTTGATATGGGTGTTGCCCCGGAACAGGCCCGTATGGTGTTACCACAATCCCTGATGACTGAGTGGTACTGGACCGGAAGCCTTGCGGCGTGGTCTAGGGTTTGTCGTCTACGTATCTCGGACGATGCACAGGCTGAGACAGAGCGTATTGCTCTGGACATTGGCCGTGAAATGAAACGTCTATTTCCTGTATCATGGACAGCACTGGAGAAAAATAATGGCTGAACCACAAGACTATTTGAAAAGCAAGTTGGCTAGCCAACGGCTCGTACATAATATTAAACAGTTCTATGCCGACCGGGGCAACTTCAATGTCCGCGTATGGATTGAAGAAGAAACAGTTGGCCGTCAGAAAATCTATCAAGTCAGGTCTAACCTGCGCTTCACCGTGCCGGAGATAAACTAATGTTGTCCAACCACCTACCCACCCAGTACCAGCAGTTCATTGCACTGTCCCGCTATGCCCGATGGCTTCCCAATGAGGGCCGTCGAGAGACATGGTCTGAGACGGTGGATCGTTACATGGATAATGTAGTGGCGCGGACTATTAATGATCAGACTGTCATCAATGAACTGCGTGAGGCTATCCTGTCGCTGTCTATCATGCCGTCGATGCGTATGATGATGACTGCTGGCCCTGCTCTCGACCGCGACAACACTGCCGGATACAACTGTAGCTACCTTGCAGTGGACGATATGAAGGCGTTCGATGAGGCCATGATGATCCTGTTATGCGGCACAGGCGTCGGCTTCTCCGTCGAGCGACAGCACATCGCCAAGCTGCCCGAGATTCCTGATCAGCTATTCGAATCCGACGACACCATCGTTGTTCATGACTCGAAGGAAGGCTGGGCGAAGGCGTACCGCAAGGTCATTGCCATGCTGTATGCCGGGGAGGTTCCGAAGTGGGACGTCTCGAAGGTGCGTCCGTCCGGTGCCAAGCTGCGGACATTCGGTGGTCGTGCCTCTGGCCCGGAGCCGCTGGTTGATCTCTTCCGGTTTACCATCAACGTCTTCCGTGGTGCGGTGGGTCGAAAGCTGAACAGCATCGAGTGTCACGACATCATGTGCAAAATTGGTGACATCGTTGTCGTCGGCGGTGTACGCAGGTCGGCCATGATCAGCCTGTCGAACCTGTCCGACGACCGGATGCGTCATGCCAAGTCTGGTCAGTGGTGGGAGCAGAATGCTCAACGTGCCTTAGCAAACAACTCCGTTGTCTACACCGAGAAGCCGGATGTCGAGTCCTTCCTCCGTGAATGGACAGCACTGGTCGAGTCCAAGTCTGGTGAGCGTGGTATCTTTGCCCGGTACGCAGCAGATAAGCACGTCGAGAATCATGGTCGTCGCAAGACAGGGCATGAGTGGGGGACGAACCCATGCTCCGAGATCATCCTCCGCAACAACCAGTTCTGCAATCTGACAGAGTGTGTCGTCCGAGGCACCGACACAGTCGAATCGCTGAAGAACAAGGTACGTCTTGCCACGATCCTCGGTACGGTCCAGTCCACCTACACCAAGTTCCCGTACCTGCGTAAGGTGTGGACGAAGAACACGGAGGAGGAACGTCTGCTCGGCGTCAGCCTGACAGGCATCATGGACTCGGTCGTCACCAGCCACCCCGACCCGGAGGTTCTGGCTGAACTGCGACAGGTTGCCGTTGATACTAACAAGGAATGGGCCGAGCGTCTGGACATTCCGCAGTCTGCTGCTATTACCTGCGTCAAGCCGTCCGGTACGGTCTCGCAGCTGGTCGATGCCGGGTCTGGCATCCATGCCCGACACAGCCCGTACTACATCAGGACTGTCCGTGGTGATGTTAAGGACCCGCTGACCCAGCTGATGATTGATGAGGGAGTCCCGTCAGAGCCGGAAGTATTCCATCCTGAATCGACCATGGTCTTCTCGTTCCCGGTCAAGTCGCCTGAGTATGCGGTGACCCGTAACGACATGACTGCACTGGAACAGCTTGAACTCTGGAAGGCCTATGCTGTCAACTGGTGCGAACACAAGCCGTCTGTCACCATCAGTGTCCGTGATGAGGAATGGCTGGAGGTTGGTGCATGGGTCTACAAGAACTTCGATCTGTGCAGCGGCATCAGCTTCCTCCCCCATTCTGATCACGCCTACCAACAGGCACCGTATCAGGACTGTGACGAGGAGACATATCAGGAACTGCTGGGCCGTATGCCGAAGATGATTGATTGGGATCGTCTCGGTGAGTACGAAGCAGAGGACAACACGGCAGGGTCTCAGACACTGGCCTGTACTGGTGGAGTATGTGAAGTTGTCGATATCAGCGCAGCGTAGGTAAGTAAAAAAAAGTCTTTGCGAAGATCGTC